CTAGGATGATGTCTTCGTACTTGTCATTGAGCGACACTAGGCGTAAGCATCCGTTTTCGGTGTATATCTTCTTGAAGTAAGAACGGTCTCCGTATGCGATAACTGCTAGGTCTCCGTTGTAGGTGGTCAGTCCTTTGTCTACTAAATAGAGAATATCTCCGTCCTGGTAGTCAGGTTGCATGGAGTCTCCACTAACCTTAGTCGCAATATCGTGGCGTGGTGGTTGCTCGTCAACCTCTATAGTCTCTCTATCTGTATCATCGTAACCAAATCCGTAGTTGAATCCACAAGCTGCTGCCGTCTCAGATACAACCTCAACTTGGTACAAGCTGATAACCTCCGATACTTCGTTTATCTTCGTTTCTTCTTCGTTTTGCTCTGTGTACATCTCGCTGTTTGCTTTTTGGCTCTTCAGAAGCTCCTCAGACGTCCGTAGGACGATTTTTTTATTATCTGGGGTTAATTGTACCACCTTGTCCGTTATCTGCTGTGTGAGCAAATCTGGGGACGTTGTGGGGGTGTCTGCTTTATGAATAGGTGGAAACAAATCGTCAATAGATACCCCAAAAACGTTGGCGATGTCAAACATAGTATCTTTTTTGGGAGAACGATAACCTTTTTCGTAATTCCCAATAGTTGTTTTTCCAATTCCTATTTTTTCAGCAAGGTCTGTTTGTGTCCAATTGTTTATTTTCCTGTATACTTTAATTTTGTTTCCGATGTAGAGAGCTAGTTCTTCTTTATTCATAGTATTTCACTCCTTTTCTTACATAAGATTATATCACAAAAGTCCACTTTTTGTAACTTTTTTTGTAAAATTGTAAAAAAATTGTTGACTAAGTCCACGAAAGGTGGTATAATTAAATCATGGTTGAGGTAATCAACTAAATAAATACAGGAGGAAAAGAGATATGCGGAGACGCAAAAAGCCTGAAAAGGAAACAAAAAAAGAGCCATGGCTTGACGGTCCTAAGGCTCTGGTTATCTCAACGATTGTTACAGCGAGCGTTGAGTTAATCAAACACTTCTTGAAATAGAAGTGGGGTGAGTGGGGCGAAAGCCCCAAGGCTCACTAACAGTATAGCATATCTTTTGAAAAATAGAAAGGAGGAATTGAGAATATGAAAGAATTTTTGGAGTCTGTATTGGCTCTGGGGGGAACAGGCTATCTAAACTTTTGGCTCAGTAGTCGCATCCGTACCATGGACTATGGGGATGCTAGTGAGCGAAAGTATATCATCGCTCTGATGACTTCTGTCAACTATAGTATCTATCTATTTTTAGGGCAGTGGGATTTTGCTCGTGAATGGCGTCTAGCTATTACAGTTATTTTAGCTTTGGTCTTTAGCTTAACATTTCCCTTCGCTTTGCGTCTCGTATACAGTGGTATCAATCATTTAAGGGGAAAAAAGAAAAGTAGTCTGGTACCTGTCAAGGTTCGAGATATGATGTTTCAGGACGAGAAGAACCATTATTTTATCTTTGACTTAAGTGGAAAACTACTGGCCAAAGGATTTCTCACGGCTATCAATGGGAAGGCGGAAGAATTTTCTTGTATCGTCGTTCCATATTTTGAAAGTCATCCTGAGTATGCCATCGAAACAGAGCAAGATCTCCACCACTATCTGGAAATAAAGAATCTCGAAGCCAGGGTCTATCTAAACTTCGAGAAAAATCTTAAAATTATTTATTTTTAGATGTGGTGGGATTCGGTCTCTTGAAGTATTCGGGCGGTTGTTTGACTTGGCTAGTCTCGCCCCTTACTTCAGGGATTTGTGATTGTGGAGTCTCTTTGTCCATAGGTTCTTATCCTCCTTTCTGTCAGGATAAGATTATTATATCAAAAAGGAGTTGTCACATGAAAGACAAGAAAAAATTTTGGAATGTGGTTTGCTGGACGCTAACTGGCTTTATCTGGGTGTACTTCATCTGGAAATGGTTTTTTTAAAAATGAATAGGAGGTGATTATGGTTTGCAAATGAAGCTAATCCAATTACGCAAAGAAAGGGGATTGAATCAATCAGATTTGGCAGGTGTTCTTGGTATTTCTACCAATAATTACGGTCAAAAGGAACTTGATAATAGAAAATTTGATATTCATGAAATGTTTACTATCGCTGATTATTTTAACAAAAATATCGGCGATATATTTACACCTTTTTGTCCACGAAACGTAGACAAAAGATAAAAGTCAAAAAGGTCAAATTTTTTGGATAATTTTTTAAAAGAAAGGAGAGAAAGATGAGCAATTTATCAAAAAAATCATTACCAGTCCAAGATTTAGAAATCAAGATTAGTAGTGATTCTAGTGTTCCACACGTTATTTTGAATGGAATTGATTTCCGAGCTGAGGGTATCGGCCTTAAATCTATCAAAATCATTTGGGGGACTAAGGGAGGTGAAATCCCAGAATCTCTCATCCAAATTGACTATATAGATGCTCGTGAACAGCTACACGAAGCAACTGTTAAGCAATCATTTCAAAATACGCTACTTAAATAATTCTGGGTTTGTGGCGAAATTAGCAATGATTTGAGAGGCTGTTTGAGATAGAAAATTTAGTGAAAAGACACCTACTTTTTCAGCGACACTCTTGGTTTCTCTCCAAACTTTAGGACTCCTAACTGAATCAAGGAACTGGTGCCCTTGGTAAGTCATGCCATGAACAAAAGCAATATACAAAGAGTTTGAACCGTCAAAGGTCGGAGACCAATTTATAAAACCAGCTTCTGATAGTAACTTACAGTGATAAACAATAGTATTTGTCTCATACTTGTTAGCTCTGTTAAACTTCGAGTTACTAGAGAAAATAAACGGTTCTGGATATTGATGTAATTCTTCAATATCTAGCAAAATATCTCTTACTAGTTCTGGTTCAAATTTCATGTTACACCTCCGAGTTTTATTTATATTATATCAAATTTAGAAAGGAATACTATGAACGAAAAGAAACAAAATAATGATCTTATCAAAGAAATTATTGAGAAACATTTTGAAAATATGGTTGACGATGTTTTGGCACATACAGAAACCTATTATGAAGCTTTAGGAGCTATTGTTTCCATCAAGGGATGGAATATTCCACACATGATTCACCTAGCTGATTGTTTGGGGAAAGCTATCAGAAAACGTGCTATGCAACAAAAAACACCTAATCATAAAAATTAGATGCTGAAGGAGAGGAATATGAGAGAAATCATACTCAGTGCCATAGTATCATCAATAATTTCAATACTGATGATGACTATTCAAATAAAGATGATAAAAAAATGGCTTGCCGATTTTTTCGACAAGCAAGATGAATGGTTAAAAACACATTTTGAAAATTTGGTCAAAAGATTGTTTTTATAAACAGACATTATAGAAATCTTCACCTAAAGGTGTAATATCTATAATCCCTTTTTCTACATGGAATTTTTCGTTGTTTTTAGCATTGATATACGATGTTTTATAAGCTGTGACTAAAGGGTTGCTTTCAAGTAATGTGTATTTTTCTTTTTTCGAAAGCCAAGTTGTGAAATCAACTTTAATCAAACCTAATCTTTCAAGGTTTGTAATAGAGGAAGCATTTCTATCAAAATCAAACATTGAGTTATCAAGTGACGATTCTATTTCACCATCATGAGGAATAAAAATTAGTGGTTTTAAAAGGCTCTGACCCCCTGTTTCGAATTCCAGCAAATACTTAGCGACAGGACATCGTTTTCTTTGAGCAATAAACTTCAAATTCCTAGCATCTAAAGGACTGAGCTGTTTAATAATTTCAACAAAAGAATGATGCAATAACGAACTTTTTGAAGAATCAAATGATGCCGCTAATAGTGATGCAAAAATTTCTCGTATATCTTCTTCCTCAATATAAAATTTTGATGCTTCCAATGCAGGTCCTAATATACTCATTTTAGGTTCTTGTATATTTTCTACAGGTATTTGTTCGACTTTCTCAGTTAGTGATTCAATGTACTTCTCATTATCATATTTACGTTTTTCATTTTTTCGTAATAGGAAACTATCAAGAGAACCAAAAACATATTTCCATGCTTCATTAAAAGTGTTAGCAGGAGCCTCAGCTCCCTTTGTAGCCATAGTTGTTGCAAACGCAGTTAAGATTGTAGGTAACAAATCAGCCATAATACACCTCGTGTTTTTATTTTAATTATACCAAATTTAGAAAGGAATTTTATGAACGAAATTTTTAATTTTCACGGGCAGGAAGTCCGTGCTTTGACAATTGATGACGAGCCTTGGTTTGTCGGGAAGGATGTTGCGGATATTCTAGGATACCAAAACGGTAGTCGAGACATAAACCGTCACGTAGATGAAGAAGATCGCCAAAACTACCAAAACGGTACTTTTGGAAATAGAGGTGTTACCGTTATTAACGAATCTGGTCTCTACTCTCTCATTTTATCCAGCAAATTGCCTCAAGCAAAAGAGTTCAAGCGCTGGGTGACTTCAGAGGTCTTGCCAGCTATTCGCAAGCAGGGCGGATTTATTCGTGAGGATTTGGACGAGGATGCCTTTATTGCTTTATTTACTGGACAAAAGAAATTGCGTGAGCAACAGGCGACCATGTCGGAAGATATTGACTACCTCAAGAGTGAGCAACCAATTCACCCAAGCTATGCTCAATCGCTACTGAAGAAGAGAAAGGCTCGAGTCGTGGCTTGCTTGGGTGGTATTGATAGTCCAGCTTACGCGGATAAAATCTTCGCTCAATCAGTATTCAGACAAGCTGAGATTGATTTCAAGGATCATTTTAATATCAGTCGCTATGACTTGCTACCAAAGAAGCATGCGGAAGCTGCTCTTGCTTACTGGATGACGTGGGAGCCAAGCACCAATACCAAGATGAAAATCATGGATTTGAATGCTTTTAACACAGCTCAGAGAGGATGAAAATTAGAACACAAAAAAGCACCTAACGGAAGTCAGGCGCATACTTAAATCATTTAAACCATTATATCACAAAAATGCTTGCCCGCATAGTTGAGAGGATGTAGAAAATGGAAGGAATAACGTTACAATTACGATTGGACGGCGAAAGTGCTGAATTGTTCACGAATCAATTATTGGCCTTTGCTGAAAAGCAAGTCAAGGAGCAGTTAGAGAATGATCGCACGCCAATCAATCAACAAGCTTTGATGAAGAAGTTTGGCTTCACTCATGGCTATATCAAAAAGTTAGAACGCAAAGGATTAAGATTTCGTAAGCAAGGGAAAGATATTATGTACGATGTCAATGATGTTTATGAGATTTTGGAATTAGAGAAAGAAGTACGAAAATTAAGAGCGTAAGGAGAAATAATATGAATAATAAAAAAGCATACAAACATAAGATGAAAAAAGAGAATAGACCAGGTTTACGAAATTTCTTTGAAAGATATGAGCACGAAGATGAAAATCTTAAAAAAATTGTACAAGATTTATCCAACGAGAAATTCAATCCACTTGACAAACCAAACAATTACAACGGTTCATTTGGCCATGATTTTATGTCGATAATGTGGGCAACTTTGCTTATTGATATTTTAAAAAATCTCAGAAAAGAGGTTTCGTCCTCTGCCAGTGATTTAGATTTAAAACTTGGATTTACTAAAGGATATCCGATGGCTAGTATTGTAAACACTCAGACAAAGCCAACCAAAAAGAATGTAAAAATACTTAGCAAAATCTTTGATAGAATGCATATTCTGTTTCCTGAAGAAACAAAACGAGCAAGAGAAAGAGAAAGCTTAGATAAATACATTGATGTGAATGAAATTTTACAAAGAATATTGTTACTCCATGGATTTAATGAATCCGCTAACGCTCTCAAAAATTATGAGAACGAAATCGATTTAGAACTAGAATCCGATGAACAAACAGAAACAGATAATAGAATTATGTCTAACATCTATGAACTAGTTATAAGTGATACCATCATTCAGTTTAACGAAGATGACACAGTGCTTAGTGTATTGAAAAAAATAAAAGAACAGACAAATTTGAATTTTGAAGTTTTTGAAACATTGAAAGAAAAAGTTATTTAGGGGAAGGGAAATGACAGAACCAACTTTAACAAGCCAATTTCTTGGCTTGGCGGCTATCTTTATCGGGATCTTTATCCTGATGCTACTGACTGCTAAAAATGAAAAATCGGATGAACAAAATGTAGTAGTCATCATTGAAAAAACAGAAGATTTCGGAGAAGTTGCCCGAAGAAACTTGAAAAATAGCGACAGGAGATTCACCTATGACACTCAGCCGCCTGTAGGACTTGCTTCATCGATTGAGGACGTACCACAAGTTTTTAGAGCATGCATCGAAGATTATGACAGACTGGCTAACGACTACCAGGAAGAAGCAAGAAATAATGATCTTCTAAGAAGTCAAAATGCTAATCTCTTAGAAGAAAATGGTCGCTTGCTTTACAAAGAAATGACTATGGATTTTCGGAGAAATCAACGAAAATGGGGAGCTAGGGCATGAGTGAAGATTTTAGAATACTACCTCATGACTTAGTAGCCGAGCAGTCGGTTCTGGGTGCAGTCTTTATCTCACCGGAAACGATGACATCTCTAGCAGACGAATTGGTCCCTGATGATTTTTATAAACCAGCCAACAAGATTGTATTTAAGACCATGTTGTCTCTCTTTAAAAAAGGCGAGCCAATCGATGCTACGACAATGGTTTCTGCTCTTACCAATCAAGGGCAGATTAAAGAAATTGGTGGCTTAAACTATGTTGTTGAACTAGTAAATTCAACTCCAACATCAAAAAATGTGGAGCATTACGCAAAGTTAGTAAAAGAGAAGTCAACTCTAAGAAGAGTAATTACTGATTTGTCGGACTCACTCTCTAGTGCTTATCAAGGCGATGTATCAATCAGTGATATCATCGCACAGACCGAAAAGTCCATGCTTGACATCAGCAATCAGAATACAGGTACAGGATTCCGCAATGTGGCTGATATCCTAGATACACATATGCAGATAGTAGAGACACGGTCACAGACAGATGGATTTGTGACTGGTCTGTCTACTGGCTTTGTCGGATTAGATAAGATAACAACAGGCCTTCACGAAGGAAATCTTATCATTCTTGCTGCTCGTCCTGCTATGGGTAAGACGGCGCTAGCTTTGAACATTGCAAAGCATGTGGCTGTACAGGAACATAAGCCTGCTGTCATCTTCTCGCTAGAAATGGGAGCAGAAGAATTGATTGAGCGCATAGTAGCATCTGAGGGAATGGTTCCAGGTTATCATCTGAAGACTGGGAATCTTAGTACTGATGAGTGGAAAAGGATTGTACAGGCGCAAAGCAATCTCTATGATACGCCTATTTTTGTGGATGACACGGCTGGTATTCGGATTTCAGAGATACGGTCAAAAGCTAGGAAATTGTCTCAAGAAATGGGTGGTCTAGGCATTATCATCATTGACTACTTGCAGTTAATCACTGGTTCAAAAGGTGAGAATCGTCAGCAGATCGTTTCTGAAATATCAAGGGAATTGAAGATACTTGCCAAGGATTTGAAAGTACCTGTCATTGCCTTGTCGCAGTTAAGCCGTGCAGTTGAGCAGAGACAAGATAAGCGCCCGATGTTGGCAGACTTGCGAGAGTCTGGCTCGATTGAGCAAGATGCTGACATTGTAGCCTTCTTGTATCGTGAGGCCTATTACCAGAAGGAACAGGCAGACAGTCAAGAAGCGAATAACGTGACGGAGTTGATCCTGGAAAAAAATCGGCATGGTAGCCTAGGGACAGTGAAGTTGTATTTTCACAAAGAATACACAAAATTTTCAAGTGTGGAGGGGTAGATGGCAAATTGGTTTGTGAGAATCAATCACAGAAAAGAAAGCAAAGATAGTTACTACTCTCAGCAAGTAGAACTAAGGCTCTACTTTGATTTAGAAACTAAGAAGGATGTTTTGACAAAAATCAAAGAAGATTATCCAGAATATTTTTCAGAAAAGATACCTCAAAGAACTGCTAAAGGAGAATTCTTTTTTGTCAATGTTTATGAATTGAGTGAAAACTGGGAAAGTTTTTGGACCGAAAAAATTCCGTGTAAATTTTGCGGAGAAAATCCTGTTAATAGAATTGATATAAAGAATAATAATTACAGTGGTTATTACTTTTGTTGCTTAGAGCATGAAGAACAATTTTATGAGAACAGAGTTGCTGAAGATAATAGAACTTACAAGAATGGGGATATCGTTGGTTTTATCTATAAGATTACCCACAAACAAACTGGTAAGGTCTATATCGGAAAAACTGTTAATCATCCTGTTTTTCGTTGGTTCCAACATTTTAAAGCACAATCAGGAAGTTATTTCCATGAAGTGATGAAAAAAAGCGACATCACAGACTGGACATACGAGGTTATTGACAAGTTAAAAGATGGTACAGAAAATGACTTACTGGCGCTAGAAAGTAAATACATATCTGATTATAAAGCAACAGATCCTACATATGGCTACAATACTAAGAGCTAGAAGAAAGGAGCAGAACAATGATTAAAAAAAGCGAAGTCACTGGTTTCTTATCGTTTTTCAAATTTCCAAAGCCATTCATCTATGATGAGAAATATAAGACATTGAGTAATAACGCTAAAATGCTCTATATGCTTTTATTTGATAGGTTAGAACTATCTTTAAAAAATGGATGGCATGATAAAGAAGGGAATGTCTTTCAGTATTACACAAATGAACAGTTGATGATTGACTTAAATTGCAATAGCAACAAGACGATTATCAAAATCAAAAAGGAATTGAAAGATGCTGGTCTAATGACGGAAGTCAGACAGGGAATGAACTTACCGAACCGTATTTATCTTGATGCTCTAAACAGAAGTGTAGAAAGTACATTTCAGGAAGTGCAAAAAGTACACATTGGAAGTGTAGAAAATGCACTTTCGGAAGTGCAAAAAGTACACACAATCAAGACTGAGAATACTAATACTGAGAATAACAATAATAAATTGTCGATTTGTAAGGAAGTTATTTCTTATCTCAATTTGAAAGCTAAAAAAAATTTCAAGGTAAATACAGCTAGTCATCAAAAATTTATCAAGGCAAGACTGAAAGAAGGCTATGTCCTTGAAGATTTAAAAAAGGTTGTGGATGTCATGGTAGCGAAGTGGAAAGGTACAGAGTATGAACAGTATCTGCAACCACAAACGCTCTTCGGGAATAAGATGGACAACTATCTGAATCAGCCTATGCCTCGCAAAGTTCAGTCGTTCCAATCAGCAATTGATGAAAGGCTAGGATTTTAGATGAAACAGTTTAAACAATTCAAAACTAGAACAGTTCTTGATGATGTCTGTGAAATCCATGGATGCCATCTTTGGTCTGTTAAAATCCCTGTCAAGGGTAAGGTTGAGGAAATCAGTCAATGTCCTGAATGCGAGAAAGAGAATATCCGACGCTTTGAAAAGCAACTAAATATGGAATCTGAGGTTAAAAGCAAGCTATCGGATACTTACGAAGTCTTTGCTCGTGACAGCATTGTTTCAAGTAAGCTGGCCAGCAAGTCACTACATGACTATGAGATTCAGGTTGACATTGATGAAAATGCTATGAATTTCGTGAAGCGGTTGGAACGCTACTATGCCAAGGGTGAGACTGGGAATGCTATCATCACTGGCCCGTCTGGTGTTGGTAAGAGTCATCTTACTTATGGATTGGCTCGGTTTCTCAATGAGCAATTTAAGTCTTATGATGAACCGAAAAGTGTGCTATTCGTTTCAGTTGTGACTTTGTTTGACAAGATTCGAGAAAGCTTTGAGTTTGACAATGGTTATTCAGAAGCTAAGATGGTCAAGCTATTGTCTGAGGTTGATTTCCTCTTCTTGGATGACCTTGGGAAAGAGAGTCGTAAGGCCGACACGAAGCGTAACGAGTGGGCGCATCAGATATTGTTCAAGATCCTG